GAGTAGGCTCAGCTACAGGGGGAGACTCGATGGTCTCTTTTGGCAAGTCGAATAGTTCTTCTAATTTCTTAGTCATACTGTTACTTATTACTTTCTTCCACTATTGGAAAAAATATCGCCTTCATTAATCACTCGAAATTTGATTCCTTGATTCCTACACCATGCGTTGGCAGCTTCCCATTTGGCCATGTTTTTAACATATTGAGCTTGATTGTAGGGATTCTTGCCCACTTTTTCTTTTAGCGTTTGACTGGCAGGTTTTATCTCAATCATTTCTACGTGGCCCTTTCTATTCTTATCAACATACTTGATTAGAAAATCTGGCACGTATACAGTTTGTTTACCAGTCAACGGATCTCGATAAGGGATTTTAACGGGCTCATTGGCCCACTGTTCTATAGCAGGGTTGTTGTCACAAAATGACATAAAGGTAAATTCCCACCCGCTTCTATAATATGGCTCTTTAGTGCCAATATATTTTTCAGGGTTTTTAACTGAATAAAAACTTTGTGCAAATTTTAAACTCATGCTATGACTGTGCGTTGTACGTAGGGATTAGATACTAGATCATTGACTACACCTAAGTAGCTTGTTTTAGATCTATTGTAATTTAAAATTTGTGTAGCAAGTGTGCTTAATTGTGTAGCATCAAAACTCTTAAAAGAATCTAATACTACCATTGGGTCAAATTGATCTTGCTGTGCCTGTTTCATAATCACTAGAGCAATTGATTGCGAAGTCATTGAATCAAAACCCTTGTTTTCAAAAAATCCAGTGACTGCGTTAAATGCACTGGCATTTAACTCAATAGGTACAGAGTAAAAATTATCAAAAGTTTGTACAACACCATCTGAACTATTTTTACTAGGTTGTGGGGTTGGGGGTAGATTACTAAATGTTTTCATAATTAACTTGGATCAAGTTCGCCTGCGTTGTCAATTGGTCTAGCTCCATTGCCTTCTAAACTAGTATTAACATATGTAGCTCCTGGCAATCCTTGATTGTTTACATCGCCTTGCTGTCCAGCAATGACGCCGCCACGACCGACTACGTTTGATGGGTTGGCACTAATTGCACCAACCACCGCACCAGTTAACATATTTTTAATGTTAATTCCATAAATGTTCCAAGCATTTCTAGGCTGTGTCCTAAAAGTATTGAAAATATTGTAAGCATTAACCAATGAACCTAAACTCAATCCAGATTTTTGATATTGGGGTGGTGGCGGAACAAACGGCTTATGCTGTGGAATCTTAGCGGTAAAGTCACTTAAATCTTGATGTATACCGCCAACACTACCTGAGAAGAAATCAAATTGTGGAACTTGTCCGTTTGCACCTGCGGTAAGTGTAGTAGGTGTTGTATCGTAAACAGATGGATCTTCAAATAGCATTACACTATCATCGTTACCAGCTTTCATTTTTCCAGAAGAATATATGACATCTTCGTAGACCACTGTCATTTTATTTTGTAAAGGTTTAGCCTGTTCACCTTGAGATACTGTATCGTGATCCCATGCACTAATCATAGGATTAATTAATCTAAACCTAGTGTAGTCTTTATGACTGGGGCCTGCATGTAATAGATATATGTCAATGCTTTGTAAGAAATTTGGCTCTGAACTTCCATATACTGTTCCAGCCACTGGGCTAAAACCATAAGCATAGTTTTTACTAGCATCTAAATATTTTGTATCAGCATAGGAAACATTAACTCCTGGACTTGCTGATGCATCACCGTATCTACTATCTGCATAATAATATTTGTAATAGTTGGTCCAGAACCCGTTTGTAGTTCCGCCCATGTCATCATGGAAACTAAAACTTAACGGCTCGTATGTTATTTTAGTTTGTATATTAGTTTTTCTGTTGTACTGATTTATAGTCTCAGTGCCAATTTTAAATTTTGGTAGTTGTACTTCTTTAGCTAGTAGTGCTGTAAATCTACGGTCCCAGTCTGCTGTTACTTGATTAGCTACGTTTGGGTGTACATTGAATTTCACAAAGTACATGTGACTAAACTTAGGCAGACGTTTATAGTTGTCGCTTAGGTAAAGTCGGGTAGCATGCCCGTAGCTTGTAAAGTTATCAGATGAAGTGGCCATGCTAATATTTAGCCTATAAAAAAGCCTGGGTTTTATGCCAGGCTTTAATGGGGGTAGTTTTAATTATAGTGAGGAAGTTAAGTTAGTTCTTGGAACTGCTGTACCAAAGCCTAATGTATTTCCGTTTGCGCTAGTTTGATATGCGTTATCGAAACAAATTGTTAATTCAATTTCCATTGGATCGCTCTTAGAGTAGTCACTTCCACTGTAGCTGGCCATTTTAATCCAGCAACCTTGTAGTTGGAATACTTCTAAAGTCTGTGGCTCAAATGCTCCATTACCGCCATCCAATACTTCAATCGCCATAAAAAACTTGTAGTCTTGTCCGCTAAATGCGCTAGACTGGTTAAAGAAATCAAATTGCTTTTGTAGTTGTTGACCGACTTTATTTGCAACTGAGTTATTAACGTCATCACGTACTTTTAGTTTAATGTCTTCAAATTTGTGCTTACCAGCAATTTTAATAGTGCTGTTGTAAACGTCTAATTTGACTTCATCAAAACTTGGATGCGGTCTGTCAACTGAAATAACTTGTTTAGTTAGTTCTGTTGCAGGGTCTCCACCAGATCCAAATTGTGCCATCGTAACGCGAAAGCGATACGCTAGTTTTGGCATCAACAAACCTTGGTTTTGCGCACTTTGATCTGTTGATAATGGAACTGTGAAATTATTTAAACTTGATGTTGCCATGTTATGCTCCTTGTCCTTTTATTAACCTGTTGTGCTGTTGTTTGATCCTTTGGATTGTGAACCAAAGTTTCCAGAAGCAATAGCTCCAGTGTTCAACAATCTCAATGGAATGTAAATGAATTCAACTGCCTTGACAGGCTCAATAGCAATGTCAACCCATAGTTCATTCATATCAATTCTTGTAGGTGTGTTATTTGATGTATCGCACACAACTACGAAGTCATATAACGCACGTTGTCCGACTAACTCTAGTAACAAGTTTTCAATGCTTGTTCTAATTTCGTTACGTGTTTGACTGTCGTTTGGTTCAAACAAGAATGGTTTAGATAATGTAGCTAGTTGACGACGTAAGTATGCCACTAATCTAGCAACGTTAACACGGTTAAGTGCGTCAGAGTTAGCGTCACGTGTGTATTGACCCATAACTGTTAGACCACTTCCTGGCAATGTTGCAATTGGATTAATTTCTACATTTGCTAATACGTCTCTTAAACTTCCATACAATGATGTTGGTGTAAATTGTCCTGTTGTAGGGCTAACATATCCAACACTGCTTGCATTAGTAACAATACCACGACGTGTACCAGCTGGTGCAAACCATGGATAGCTAACATTGTCACTATTAATAATAGTGTGCAACATGATGTGACTTGATGGAACAACAATGTTGTTGCCTAAGTTGTCAGTTGTATAACCACTTGGGTAGTAAACTGCCAAATATGGATCATGTGTTACTAGGCCTTTTTCACCGTCTGCTGTAACTTTAGCTGTGTTCTTACCATAAGAACTTAGGCTTGTTGCATCTGGCAATAAACGCATAGGAGTGTCACCCAACACCAGTGCCAACTGTCCAATATCTGTGTTTAAGTTAACCATTGCTGGAATAGCTTCTGGGTAACCAGGGCAAGCAATAATGTTGTAATTTAACGTATCAGTATCACGGACAGCAGTGCTGTTTTGAATCAATGCTTCTAATGCACCAACGACAACGCTACGTTGTGCTAGTCGACCAAATAGTCCTTGACCTTTTTCGTTGTTTGCACTTGCAGTTACCCAACGATCTGGGAAGTAACCACTTTGTGATTCGTTTCCGTTGTTGGCATTTGTACCGTTTAAGTTAACATATCCAACATCATAGTATTTGACATTGTTACTACTTCTACGTGTGTTGAACAGACGTGTACCACGTGCATATAATCTTGCACTTGGGCAGTCTGAATCTAAATAGTTGCTGGTCAACATTGAGGAAATTGGAGTGATGGTTGACATATTTGTCGCACCGCTTGTGCCCCAACGAGCATCATCAAAAATCCAACCATTTGGACTGACATGATCTGTAGTATCTTGCAATACCCAACCACTTGCGCCAGACCCAACTAGTGAGTTGTAAACATAAATCTGTGTACCAAAATCAACGCTTGATGAACTGTTGATCCAAATATCACCTGTAACTAAAGAATTAGCAATTCCTGAGCTTTGTGTAGTCGGGGCAGTAGCACTGATAATTGGTCCATTTACATCAGTATTTGGGAACGCATTTCTGTAACCAACCCATGCTGTACCGTTGTTATACAAGATATCAGCATCGCCAATGTAATTGTTAAACCATAACTTACCATCAGCAGGAGTTACTCCAGGAGCAGTTGCTTGTGAATAGTATGTTGCTGGGCTCCAGTTACTGATTTCAAGGGCAAAGCCGCTGTCGCCAGTAGCAGAT